CAGAAAAAGTTAATCGTTGGTTTTTTGATGATTTTAACTTTGGCTACAAAGACAAGATGACGTCTGTGGTTGACCCGCAAAACCAGTTAGCTATCTGGTCATATGTTAGCAATAGTGCCATCGACACCACACCAGACCGCTTGCTTATATACAACTATGCTTTGAACAGGTGGTCATACGCCACAGTTCGCGCTGACTTAGTAGCACCATTTTTTACTGCTGCTTATACATTAGAAAGCCTAGACCAGATTTCTACATCGGTAGATGCCTTGCCAGCATCATTAGACAGTGCGCTTTATAAAGGCGGTCAGTATCTATTTGGTGGTGCTTTAGGTGACAAGATTCACGCATTTTCTGGAGACCCGCTAGAAGGCACCATTATTACAGGTGAAACAGGTATTGCCACAGGAAATCACACGATTGTTACCAGAGCGTATCCTTATCACGAGGACGGCACTGTTACAGTGGCTATAGGCCTTAGAGGCGCACACACAGACCTAGTATCCTATACAGCGGCTGGTAGCGTTAATGAAGCTGGGTTTGTGCCGTTCAGAGCGCAAGACCGCTATCACAGGGCTAAGATGGTTCTGTCAGGTCAGTGGTCATATGCACAGGGTATGGACATCGAGGCAAGGCAGGTAGGTAGGCGATGACTATTGAGCAGCGCACCACTAACTTTCGTATCTTAAACCCTATTACGGCTACGACACGCGAGATTGCTGAGGTTCTAAACCGCACGATTAACGGCGGCCTGAACAGCGTTGGCTATGTGACATTGCCAGCAAACACAACGCAGACCACTGTGCAGGAGCCGCGATACTCCACATCTAGCTTGGTTTTCTTTTGCGGGGTAGACCACAATCCGTGGCATCATAACCCTTATATTGATGGCACAAGCACTAACGGCACTATGATTATTAACCACGACAATCAGGGACACGATGCAGATTTCGCCTACCTCATCATTGGATGAACTAGAACGTCTAGCTCACCACATTGAAGCCGCACTTGCGTACTCTGGTGATACGCATAGCCTTCTGCATGTTGTAGATGCTATAAAGGACGGTAGCGCACAGTTTTTTCCACTTGAAAATTCTGTTATAGTGACTGAGATAGTTGACTACCCGAAAAGAGCCGTATGCAGGATTTGGTTGGCAGGCGGTGAGATGGATGAGCTTATAGAGGCTGAGAAAAGCATTGTTGAATGGGCTAGAAGCCACGGATGCGATGGAATGGAAATTATCGGACGCAAAGGCTGGGAACGCCAGCTAAAGGACTATAAGCCAGCGTCAACTGTATTGATAAAGGAAATATAAGATGAGCAAAGGCGGCGGTAGCACAAGAACAATCAATACGATGGTGAACCCACCAGAGTATGCAAAGCCATTCCTTGAGTACGGACTTTCACAAGCAAAGGATTTGTATGGCTCTGCCCAGCCTCAGTATTACCCTGGTCAAACCACTGTTGGATTTTCACCAGAGTCTGAAATGGCCTTGTCCGGTATTCGACAGCAAGCTATAACTGGTAGCCCCTTCATAAGGGGCGTACAAGATGTTGTGATGCAGAACCTGATGGGTACTAACCCGCTACAGGCCGCTGCATTCCGTCCAGTTGTTGAGCAAGTGCAAGCACAGGCCGCCAAGGCCGGTAGATACGGCTCTGGATACCAGCAGGCTGCGTTGGGACAGGCATTGGCACCAATGGCTTATGAGGCGCAGCAACGAGCGATTGCACAGGCTCCGCAAGCTCGTGAGTTTGGTATGGCTGACCTTATGAGCTTGGCACAGGTTGGAGGCGCAAGAGAAGCGCAGCAGCAGGCAGAGCTTGCAGCAGATATTGAACGCTTCCAGTTTGAGCAAAACCGTCCACAGCAGAAGCTGCGTGATTATATGGCTACTGTTGCTGGTGGTACTGTAGGCAGCGAACAGATTACGCCGCAGTTCAGAAACCCAACAGCAGATTTCTTAGGCATGGCTACACAGGGCGTTGGTCTTGCTAGTCAGCTTGGCCTACTTGGCGCATAGGAGAGCTTGATGGACACTAGAGACCTGCTAAACCTAAGACGAATGGTTCTTTCTGGTGCTACTCGTAAACCAGCAATTTCTGCTTTTTTGGACGCAGATGCCAGAACTGGCCCAGCCCCACAGCAGACAGTACAGCAAACACCTGGCTCTGTAGTGGAGAATGCTCGTCAACGTGCCTTAATGGCTCTAGGAGCGTCACAAAAGCCAAGTATGGGCATACCGCAAGCAAGGCTGATAACGCCGACCACAGCGTCTTCTGGGCTTGGTTCTATGCTGCCTGGACGCGGTACACCTGGCTCTGCTGCATTAGGTGCTTTCGGGCAAACTATGTCACAGCTAGGTGGCTGGCAGGATAAGCCTATGACCTTTGGGCAAATCCTTGGTGCGTCTCTGGGCAAGGCTCGTGAGGCGTATGGTACGGCTCAAGAGAGAGAATCTGCTATTGCTGAGAAGAAAGCTGCTGCTGAACGGCAGGCAGAGCTTGATGAGTTGAGCCGCCGCAACATTGAGTCTCAGATAGAGGCGAGAAATAAGCCAAGCACGTCCACAGCAAAGGCTATACCTTGGAAACAACAAACAGTAAAAGACCCAGAAACAGGTGAGCTTGGTAAGGCTGATGTTGCTTTTCTACCAATAAACAGCCCCCTTATTGCTGCTTTAGGTGGAGACCCAACTACAGGTCGTGTTGTGCGTAAAGGTAGCTTTATTTCCGAAACAAAAAAGGGTGTCGGAGTTGAGCCTATAGAGGGTGTTTTCTTAGAAAATAATGAGTTGTCTAAAAAACGCATATACAGAAAAACAACTGCTGAAGGCAGCACTGTTACAGTAGTAGAGGACCCAGATGCGAAAGGTGGCTTTCGCCCTATAAACCCAGAATCAGAAGAGTTTATTTCTTCTGATAATTTAGACGGTGAAAGATTAAAGCTAGGCGATGTTAAAAAACTTGCAGATGAAACAAGAACGCAAAGCAGGGGTGTAAAAACTCTTGGCAAGCTATATCGTGACTTGGACGCGGTAGAGGGCGGTTTTGCGGGTCTTGGAACATCATTATCTGCAAAAGCAAAAACACTTTTTGGGAAAGACTTGTCTCCAAAAGAAATGGCAAGACAACTTGCTATTGGTATGCAGCAAGGCATTCTTGGTCAGGTTCGCGTTGATGTTCTTGGCCCTGGCGTAATGACGGAGCAAGATGCTGAACGTCTTATTACATATTTGGGTGGTGATTTAAGAAATCTCACAACAGACCCAGACACTGTAAAGGCAGCCATAGGTAAGGTTTTGAGAGACAAGTCTAACGACTACAATACTGATTTGCCTTTCTACCAACGGCAAAGAGCTTTAAGTACAAGCGCATCAAAACTACCGAACTTCAAAACTGTAGAGATTCCAGAGGTGAGAGACCCAGCATCTGAGGTCTTGGATGGTCCAGATGCTCCTAGCGGCGATGTGGACGCCCTAATAGACAGATATGCAGTAGGTCAATATCAATGACAGAAGCATCAATGGAAAGACTTAAATCCGCTTTTATGAATGCTCATAAAGCTGGGGATGTTGAGGCTGCTACAACTCTTGCAAAAGAGATAAAGCGTAGACAATCTTTATCTGCCGCTAAAAATAAAAAGCCTGTAAAAGCAGAGATAGATTACGTTGCGGCTGATGCTGAAACTGATGCCCCTACACCTGCGTCTATGGCTCGTGAGCGTATGGCTGCACTTGGCCTTGCCGTACCAGCAAAGCAGACCGCCGCTGCACAAAAAGTCGCGCCTGGTATTGCTCGTGAGTTTGTGTCCGGCCTTACATTAGGCAGTGCTGATGAATTACTTGGTGGTTTAAGTGGTGTTCAGTCAGTCCTTACTGGTGGTGATTTTATGCCAGCAGCACAGGATACTATGGCAAAGTTCAGAGGACAGAGAGAGCAGTTTAAGAAGGAGTACCCAAAGACAGCGATTGCATCAGAGATTGCTGGTTCACTACCTACAGGCATTGCCTCTGGGTTAAAACTTGCCGCGACAAAAGCCGGTCAAGCTGCTCCTCGCTTGTCACAAGCACTTTTGGCCGGAACTGAGAGTGCTATTGCTGGCGGTATGGGCGCAGAAGGTGGATTAAAAGAACGAGGCCAAGCAGCTACAGTTAGTGGCGTTTTGGGTCTTGGTTTAGGCACAGCCGGTCAATTCTTGCCGACTGGCCGTTTAATGCCATCGTCAAATACTAAAGAGGCTCTTGATTTGATTGATGAAGGCGTACCATTGACTGTTGGTCAGCAGCTTGGTGGGACTGTAGCTTACACAGAAAACCTTTTAGGCAAGACATTGATTGGAGATATTGCTGGCATTCCTAGAGCGCAAAGAAAGGCGTTTGAAGGATTTAGCAAGAATTTTATACAGGAAGCAGTTAACCCCATCGGTGTAAAAATACCTAAAAAACTTGACGTTGCTGAATCTGCTAAGTTTGCTGAAGATAAAATATCTCAGACATTCGGAGAGGCTGTCGCAAAGGCTAACCTTCCTAACACGAAGCCTGTAGAAGATTTGATGCAACAGGCTCTAAATCCAGTATCTCTAGGAAGTGTTGAACTGTTGCCAAGAGATATAAAGGCTCTTCGCAAGGTGTTAAATGAAGAGGTAATTGAGCGTATTTCAGACGGCACTATGACAGGGCAAAAAGCTCAAGCAGCGTTACGCGAGTTAGGAAAATCATATAAGAAGGCTGAGTATTCTAACGAGGTGAAGCAGGTTCTTCGCAGAGTTAAGGAGCAGCTAGAAGATATATTGGTCACACAAAATCGTGGAAATAAAGACCTAATTAATGCAAGAAAAGCCTACAGAAATATGTTTGCTATGAAGGCCGCAGCTAAAAAGGGTCGTGCTAGAGGCGCATTTACTCCAGAGCAGGCTATTTCTGCGTTGGAATCAAAGATGCCAGGTTATATGAGTTCGCCTATGTATACCGGCGCACAAACTGCTGGTCAGCGTCTTATAGGCTCAGTTCCACCACAAGAAGGAACAGCAGGTCTATTGACTATGCCTAAACTTCTCACTGGTGGCGGTTTGGTTGCCGCTGGTACACAGTCCGTTCCTGCTTTAGCTGGTTTGGCTTCTATATACAGAACAGGCACCCCTGGTGCCGCCACAGCAAGAGAGATACTTGCCACGCCTGGTTATTTGTCTAGGGCGTTAGCGTCAGCACCAGCGATTACTGGCATAACAGGCGGTCTACTAGCAGGCGAATAGTATACATGGTATAAATAAGGCATACGCCTTCAGGAGAAAATAATGGCAAAGAACAGTATCCGCGATTATTCGGCTACGAACAGCAGCAACACCGATATCCAGTCCATCGACATCTCCGAGGGCTGTTCACCGGCTGGCATTAACAACGCCATCCGCGAGGTTATGGCCGACCTAAAGGACGTGTCTACCGGCGCGGTTGCGCTGGAAAGTCCTTCCGCTGATAGCTTGACTGTTACAGGTGCATTTACCTCACAAGGCATTGACGATAACGCTACAAGCACTGCGATGACGCTGGACAGCAGCGGCAACGTGGGCATTGGTACAGGTACAGTTGCGGCAAACACTAAACTTCACGTTAAAGCTGGTACAAATTTAAACTTTGAAGTTGAAAACGCTAGTAGCACTTTGCGTTTGTCTGCACTAAATGATGCACGTTCAGCAAACATACCAATGCAGTTTGCTTCTTCTCAATTTGAATTTATTAGCGGCAACGTGGGCATTGGGACGAGTTCGCCGCAAAGCATAGTCCACATTGACCAAGGTGCTTCAGACGACGCTCAATTAACTCTGGAAACTCATTCCGCAGGCGACAGCAAGATGGTATTTAGTCAAGGCCAAACCGCAGGAAACTGGGCTGTTGGCTATGATGATGGCGGTGGAGTTACTGAAAATTCATTAAGTTTTGCGTATAAATCAGACGGCTATCCATCACTGTCTGGTCAAAACAAAATGCTACTGACTCCGGCAGGGAATTTGGGCATTGGACACACAACCCCACAGTTTGGCCTGACGATGGCTCAAGGCAACGGTGACTCAGCAAGGATTGGCTGGGAGGACGGAAGCAACAATAAAAGAGCCTCAATCATTTGTGCAAGTTCAAGTGACGCACTTCAGTTTCACACTGGAACATCAGACACAGAACGTATGCGTATCACCAGCGGCACCGGTAGTTTATTGGTAGGTTCTACTGCACACGAATGGAGTGGTTCTATGGCTGCTCAAATAGATGGCATCAAAGGACTTGCTGTTTTCTCAAGTGGTGCATCTTCTGAAGTTATAGCGTGTTGGAATAGAGGAGATAGTGGCACTCGTTATCAAATGTGGTTTGCTGACAGCACAAGTCAAGGACTAAGAGGGTCAATCACAACAAACGGTTCATCAACATCCTACAATACGACATCTGACTACCGCCTCAAAGAAAACGTAACAGCAACTTGGGATGCAACCACACGCCTCAAGCAACTCAACCCTGTTCGCTTTAACTTTATCGCTGACGCAGATACCACAGTCGATGGTTTCCTAGCACACGAAGTTCAGGACATTGTTCCAGAGGCTATCAGCGGCACTAAAGACGCAATGATGGACGAGGAATACGAGGTCACACCAGCAGTCGAAGCTACCTATGATGACGAAGGTAACGTGCTTACAGAGGCAATTCCAGCGGTTATGGGTACACGGTCTGTGCCGGATTTCCAAGGCATCGACCAGTCTAAGCTGGTGCCGTTGCTCGTTAAGACTATACAAGAACTAGAGGCGCGTATTACCGCACTGGAGGCTAACTAATGGCTAAAGACAATCTGTACCAATACGACAGCACCGCTGCCAACAACCTTGACGTTGGCGGTATTTCCGTTGCCGAGGGTATGCTTCCTAGCGGCGTGAACAACGCTATCCGCGAGTTGATGAGCCATCAGAAGGACTTTGTAACCGGCGCATATCTTGCTGGCACAGGCAATGTGGCGTTGGGTGGTGATGCGCTTGATGATGGTAGCTTGTCTGGAAATTTTAATGTAGCTGTTGGTTCTGAGGCTTTGACTGCAAACACCACAGGTGCTGGTAACACTTCTATTGGAGGACAGGCTGGTAAGGGTAATACCACAGGTGGTAACAATACTTCTGTTGGTTTGTTTAACGCAGTAACTAATAGTACAGGTTCTCAAAACACATCTATTGGTGCTTACAGTTTGTATGCAAACACAGCAAGCAACAATACCGGCGTAGGATATTATGCACTTGGCGCAAACACTACAGGCGCATCTAACACGGCCATTGGCGACCAGTCCTTACCAGCAAACACTACTGGAAGTTTTAATGTAGCTGTAGGTCTAGGCTCTTTAGACAACAACACCACCGCAAACAACAACACGGCTGTGGGTTATGAGGCGGCTTATACTAATACTACCGGCACTCAATTAGTAGCACTAGGGCGTAAATCTTTAAGGTCAAACACTACTGGTAATTACAATATCGCTATTGGCGTTAACTCTTTGTTTTATAATACTGATGGAGATAATAATACATCTACTGGTAATGAAGCAATGCAAGCCAATACAACAGGCAGCAGCAATACTGCTTACGGCTCTAGTGCATTGAGGGCAAACACCACCGCATCCAACAACACAGCAGTGGGCTACATTGCATTGACCACTAACACAACCGGCGGGGGTAATACTGCTATAGGTGGTTATACTCTAGCATTTAATTCTTCCGGCTCAAGCAATACCGCACTTGGCAACTCTGCTTTATATGACAATACCTCCGGTAATTATAATGTTGCTGTAGGAGAGTCTTCCCTAGAAAACAACACCACCGGAACCCACAACGTAGCCCTTGGTTTTCAATCACTTTATTCAGTTACTACTCAAAGCGACAACACTGCTGTTGGAAACTACGCCCTTTACAGCAACACAGGAGCTAGAAATGTTGCTATGGGTTACACAGCGGGGTATGCAAATACAAGCGGCGTAGATAACGTAGCTATAGGTTATTCAGCTTTAAGGTTTAATACAACCGCAGGCAGCAACACGGCAGTTGGTAAGGATGCGCTTTATTACAACACAACAGGGGGTGCCAATGTTGCGATTGGTCAAAATGCACTTGCAAACAACACCATCGCATCCTACAACACAGCCATAGGCGTTAGTTCAGGAAGTCTAATGACAACCGGCAACTACAACACCATTCTTGGTCGGTTCAACGGCAATCAAAATGGCCTAGACATCCGCACAGGCAACAACAACATCGTGATAGCAGATGGGGTTGGTGCTCCTAGAATTGTCAATGATGGTAGCTATACGGTTGTCAATGGTCCTAAAAGGGCTTCTGACCAGAATTATTGGGCCTTTGCAAACTCTAGCTATTACGCTGACAACAATGCACCGTCTGGCACCGGCAACTCAACTAGAGTTAACTTTTCTGAAGCTGGCACCCAAATCGGTTCGATTTTTGCCTCTGGTGGCACCTCAATATCTTATAACACCTCTAGTGACCACAGGCTAAAAGAGAATGTGGTTGATTTGACCGGAGCCACAGCCCGATTAAAACAACTCAACCCTAAACGCTTTAACTTCATCGCAAATCCAAGTGTGACGCTAGACGGCTTCCTTGCACATGAAGCGCAGACTGTTGTGCCAGAAGCAGTAACTGGCAGTCATAACGAAGTTGATGACGATGGCAATCCTAAATATCAAGGAATTGACCAAGCAAAACTGGTGCCGCTACTCGTGGCAGCCATACAAGAACAGCAAGCAACAATCACAGCATTAACAGCAAGAATAGAAGCACTGGAGGCTTAAATGGACGAACTAACAGCAGAACAAATCGCACAGCATTATACAGCGATGGGTCACAGCGTTGACCTCATCAATGCTATTATTGCTGGAACAGCTATGGCAGACAATGATGCCGCAGATAAGCAGGACTGTGTAAACAGGAATGTTGAGCATCTTGAGATTATGGTTGCCAAAGACTTTTGGACTGGTGAAGATATGACTGCGGCTAATGCGGCGATTACCGCAGGGAAGGCATACACAGCATGAGTGAAGCAGCATCAAACGTAGTCACCATCGAAGGCAAGGAATATGACGAGGCGGCACTAGCTGACGACAGCAAATACTTCATCGCGCAAATCCGTGACTTACAAACAAAACAAGCCAAGCTAAAGTTTGACGCTGACCAAATACAGGCAGCGTTAAATGCTATGACCAATGCGCTTATTGCGTCTGTCAATAAAGAAGACGACACGGAGTAAATAATGCAAATGACCAGCTTGATAGATATGTTGCTTGGCCTCATCGCTGCGGCTGGAGCGTGGTGGATGAGCGAGACTAACAAAGAGCAAAAGCGCATCAACATCTTGCTGAACAAGACGCGGGAAGAGTACGCCACAAAGGAAGATGTGCGCTCCGATATGCGTAACGTAATGGACGCTTTGCACCGAGTCGAGGATAAGCTCGATAAGGTACTCAGCCGAAACGGCTGATGTTTAAGGCAATCGTACTGGCCTGTGCGATAGCAAACCCAACTGATTGTATTGAATTTCACGACACTCGCGGCCCATACGCTAGTCAAGCTAAGTGCGAAGAACGTGCTATGGCTATGGGGCGTGACATCGGTGAGATGGCTCACGGCCTGATGCCTATTAGCTGGAAGTGTAAAGCTCTAAGGAAAGGTATGCTGTCATAGACCCTATTACCATCACAGCAGCCGTCAGCGGGGCTACAGCGGCCTTTAACGGCATAAAGCAGATGATAGCTGCTGGGCGAGACTTAGAGTCCTGCATCGGTGACGTATCGCGCTGGATGAAGATGGCGTCTGACGTTGACCAGGCAGAGAAGCGTGTCAAGAATCCGTCTGTGTTTCAAAAGCTAAAAGGTTTCGATAGCGTCCAGCAAGAAGCGTTGCAAGTTTACGCTGCCAAGAAAAAACTAGAAGCGCAACGAGCCGAGCTAAAGCAATTCCTTAATATGAGCTATGGGCCGCAAGCTTGGGCTGACCTGATACAGCTAGAAGGCCGTATCCGCAAAGAACGCCAAGAAGCTATTTACAAGCAGCAGGAGCTTCGCCAGCAAATATTAGAAGGCATTGTTATCGGCGCATTATGCTTGACAGCGGCTGCAATTCTTATAGGCTTTATATGGTTAGGAACAAACAGCTAGGAGACTAGATATGTGGTTGCCAAATTATAGACACGATATAGAGCATAGACCATCAGAGAATGATTACATCGTCAAGATATATGAAGGTGCAAAATTAATACAGGTATCGTTCTTTAATACTTGCGGTGCGGCACTAAGTTTTGTAGAAAGGAGGGAAGAGAGCTACTCGCAATCCTAGCTCTTGGTTTCCTCCCTAACTCCACCCCAGAGGTTTTTCCCTTGCCTCTGGGGTTTTTCTTTGAGGTAATCTTCCACGCTGATAGACCGAACCTCAGATGCTGCACCGAACTTTTGCGGTGTCCAGAACGCCTTGCTGTAAGCAGAGTAATTATCTCCGCTATCTTCTGGTCTATTGTTTGGCTTACGTTTTTGTCTGCGTGATTTCGTCTGCATCACACACTTCTCCCTGACAGCAATCATCAATCACCTGGTCACACTCAAAGCATTGCGTGTGTCCGTGAACATATACCGTTCTAAGCCTGTTACCGCAGCGTGGACAGTGACCGCGTTCGTTCTGGTGGTCTTCTATCACTTGGTTAGTCCTTTGACCTTCTCAAAGCTTCTTAGGCCGCCTAGACCCAGCATACCCATCAGCACTGTCAGCAGACTGCTCATATCGAACTGTGGTAGCTCTGGAAGCGGTACACCGGCATAGGCACTGCCGAAGATGATGAGCGGTGCCAGGACAAAGTGCCAAGCCAAAGCAACCCCGCAAGTCCAGCCCACGAAAGGCCGCCATCCTGCCACAAAAATGCTACGATGTGATGCCTCTGCCTTGTTTATCTCTAGCTGCCCTTTGGCAAGCTCCTGAGCATGGCGTTCAGCCATTGTAGCTATTTCGTGAGCCAGCTTGTTCTTCTGGTCTTTATCCTCAACAAACTTGCCGATAATTTCTGTGGCTGGGCCGATTAGTGCTTGCAACATTTACTTACCCTCGTGTGACATCCAGACGGCAAAAGCACCAGTAGCCGCGCCGACTATGGTGCTTACAAACGCTGTCTGTTGTGTGGTGGCGGTTGTGCCTAAACTCATAAACCAATCGCATACGTTCCAAGCCATTACGGTAAATGCAAGCATCATACCGCGTGGAATTATCTTATACTCAAGTAGCGTCTTGCTCATTGGCCAGGTCTCTCATACGTTCAACTAACCGCTTTGCGCGATTCGGAACCTGAGTATACCATTTGCTGTCAACCATTTCATCCGCTGCCTTATGCCAGTTACGAGCATCGACACCAGCCTTCATACCGACAAAGCGTGACAGGCGAGGATAGCCAAGATTGAACATCATATTAGCTATGATATGCTGACACTCTTCCGGCAGTTCATCGAAGTCATCGTACAACCGGCGGCAGTCTTCCAGCGTTACCAGAATGTCCAGATTAAACGCCTGATGCACCCTGTCTTTGCTGACAGGTGTGCCAATAGCCATCTTATGCTCAGGGTCATTCTCAGTAACCAAGTGACCGATGCCAAAGGTTTTAAGTGCTAGATGGTCGAGATACAGCTTAAACTCGCACCCTTCATCAGCAACTATTTCGTCACGCAGTTTGTCGAGTTTCATTTTCATCCTCATACTCTCCCTGCATTAGCTTAGACGCAGTAACGCCAAGCTGGTACAGAGCTTCCGTCAATGAGTTCTCACTAGCCTTGCCACGACCAGTCATAAATACCTCAACAGCCTCGCCTGTTTGCGGGTGAAAGCTAACTGTTACTGCTAGTCCTGCACCAATGTCTGTTGTTACGCAAGGGCGTCTGTTAGGTAAGTTCATTTTGTAATTCCTCAATGGTTTTGCGCCACGAATCTGCCTCAAGGTCTGGATTCTCAAAAAAGGCAGGAGTGCGGTTCATACGTTTAACTTTTATAGATGCGACTGGCATAAAGAACACTGTCCTTTGCTCAACCGACACGAGTGCCATTATGTCAAAATCTGACCGTCTTGGTAAGCGTTTATCTCCACCAATAGACACGTTAAATTCTAGTCTATATTTGTTGCCACGACTTAACTGACAAGACTTCACTTGTATCAGAAACCTTTGTCCTGTGTCCTTGTTCCAAGCTACTAAGTCAACTGAATCTTGGCTGGCTAAGGCGACACCCCAGCCACGCTGTAATATAGAGGCCGCAGCTAAGTATTCTGCGACCAGACCGGCAGTGCTGTTGCTAAGTCTGCAATCCGCTATATGTTTATATTTCATCAGTCTCCACAACGTCAATAAGACGCTCCAAGTACCAACTAGCCTTACGCAAATCTTGCGGCGGGTTTTCTTTATGTTCATAACGCCAGATGTATTTGATTATTGAGCCTTGTAGGTAATACTTGTAGCCATCACCTAGCGCAGCTTTGATTGCGTCAATACACTCCACCTCACCATTCTTATAGTGAGGCGGGTGGTTTACTAGGTCGCTCATCAGGCTACAAGCTGCTTAATTTTAGCTATGTTTCTGTTTAGCTTTGTTGCGCCTCTACCGCGCTTTGCCAGCTTCTCAGCGGCGTACCAAACAGTCGTATGGTCACGCTGCATTTCTCTTCCTATCTCCGGCAAACTCATCGTGGTCATCTCACGAGCCATATACATAGCTAGATGCCTAGCTTGAACGTATTCCTTTACTCTGCGCTTAGACAGCATCTGCAAGCGTGTGACGCCTGTTACCTCTGTCGTTGCATTAATAATTTTATCTATCTCAGAGACTGTCGAAGTCGTTTCCGTAGTCGTGCCGAACAGCGTTTTCAAAATTCTTACTAAAGCATTCATATCCACAAAACTCCTTTTTTGCTCCATTAACTATGGCGGGTGTGGTCATCCAATCGAACTCTTTGTCACAGAAACTGCATTTGCTCATTCTTGAACTGACAATGTTCTTAGGTTTTTTTCTCTTCCACATATCTTCCCTTTGTTGAGGCGATAGGCTGACGGACGAGGTGTGAACCGCCAGCCTATCTAGGTTAGACACTAAAACGGAATAGCGTCATCCATCTGGTTGCTTGCACCGTTGTTTGCTGGTGCTGCCTTGCGGCTGCCGTCATCCTCTTCAACTACAAAGGACAAGAAGTCGTTGCCCTTCTGACTGGTTTTGTTCCAAGCAGAGATGCGGTACTTTGTGCCGTCAATCTCCATACTGCCTGTCATATCAGGACGCTTAGGGTTATCACCCTTGTCATTCGGGAACAGTACGCCCCTCAAATTGTTGTCGTAATCAGCCATTAGCTGCTAACTCCTTCTTACGTTTCGTAAACAAACTATTGTACTGCCCCGCAGCAGCCCCCAAGCGGCGGTACAGTTTTATGAGTGATTCTTCATTGGGAGCCAATGCTATCTCCTGCTCTACAGTGAGAGGTGAAGCAATCTTCTTTGGTGCTGGTGTATCTGACTTAATATTCGGAGACTCAGCCATAGCCGTTGGCGATTCCATCGGCATATCCTCACCAGCATAGATGTAGCAACCAAGGCCGAGAGCCGCGATTGCCTTTACCATACAGCGTTGCAGTGAAGCGTTCACCTCAAAGCTGTTAGGGTTCTTGATAGGCCGGTTGGCGTGGTTCAGCACAGGCATAATCTCTGTAGCTGATTCCAAAGCCGTGATGCTATCAGCATTATTCTCCGGCATAATCTTGACAGTAACGGTCACATACGCATTACCGTCTGCATCAAGCATGTATGGCAGGTTATTGCCGTTCACTTGAAACAGATGCTTGGTGTACTGCGCTGACGGATAGTGCTGCTTTAGAATGCTCCAAGCCCACGCCCACGACAGGTAGGTGAATCCGTTTTTCTTCTCAACGTGCTTTGAACAATCAATAGCACTCAGTGTGTTCCATACGTTAGACATTGCTCCATAACTCCTTTGCTTCACTTACGAACTGGTGGCTCCAATAGAACGGATGATTAAAGTCCGGCTCCATCAAACCTGCTAATGTTTTCGGGTCAGTGCTGACCGATAATAGGTTTTGCCGTGTGATTGCCTTGCGTCTGATTTCCTCAATAGCAAAGTTCAACACATCCTCAGACATCTTCTCGCAGTTATCTGGGTTGTATATGACACCCTCAACCGATGACACATATGCAATGCTTGGCGTGGCACCAGTGGCCTTCCAATAGACTGCCGCTTGCAGGATATGCTCCCACGCTGGCTCTTTAGGCAATGATGCCTTAGTCCAGCTTCTTGTGCCGTCCTTCTTGACCTGACCCTGACGCGGTGCTTTGGTCTTTATCTCAGCCAGCGACCCATCTTTGAACAGGTCAACAAAACCCATAACAGGCACCAGTACGCCATCTAGCATCAACTCGATTTTGCGCTCTTCTTGTGCGCCACTAAATAAGGGAGATAGTAAGTCGATGCCAACGCTAGAGGCGTCTGGTATTAGTTCGCGGAACTTGTCGCGCTTGTCTTGTGATGAATTAGCCGGATGGAAATCATAGCCGGTCAATGCCTCTTCTACAGCCTCATCAATATCCTGACCGTGACACACGGCTGCTTGAATAACCTGATGAACTGCTGTACCGAATGCGGCGTTCTCACCAACGATAATCTCGCGGCGTTTATCTTTTGATAGGTAAACGTAATCGAACATCCAGTTCGCCAATGGACGATTTAACTGGCTTGGACTGAAATGGTAAACACCTACCGATTTCATCTTATCTAATAAGTCTGTCATTCCCTAACTCCTTGGGTGCCGTGATTGGCTTGATAACTTTAATTACGAAATAGTGATTGACCTGTCAACAATTATTTTATACAGATTGACATATTGTTAATTTCTATTTGTAGGAGAGTCACTTGAAACTGGCAGAACATATGATGAAACGAGGGATGACACAGAGCGAACTAGCGCGTCATCTGAATGTAACCAGGGCAACTGTAAACAATTGGATATACCGGCGCACACCACCGTCTGGTCAAAAGATGATGGAAGTCTACAAGTGGTCAGGTGGCAAGGTTGGTTTGAAAGATTGGTGTGAGGAATTTGATGCCTAAGAAAAAAGAATCACCGCCAAGAGGCACACGGTCACGGCGCAAGCCGGTATTGGATTATGCCATCACACAGACACCTGCATATCGAAAAGAATGGGAACGTCACGCTGAGATGTTCAAGGATGCCGGATGCTTTGAGGATGACCCAGCGGCAGAGAATGCCAGCGACAAGCACGGCGCATACAACCGCCGGTCACTATCCGAAGGGCAACTGATGGAAGGTGACGATATGGGTAACTATCGCGGCAATGGGGAGAAACCACAGTGACAAACGGACGTAGAAAAGGAGCCAATTTTGAACGCGAACTGGCTCGTATGGCAATGGATGAACTTGGCATTGATGATGTTAAGCGAGACCTAGAGCAATATAGGGCGGGTGACCATGGCGACCTGATTGGCATTGACGGTTGGACTGTCGAGGCGAAGAGGTATGCTCACGGCGTGACGCACAAAGATGAATGGTGGTCACAGGTGGAACGTGCCAGTGATGCGTCTGGTACTGAGCCGGTGCTTATCTACAAATATGACCGGCATCCGATTAGGTGCGTTGTCCGGCTATCTAGCATTAACGCTGACTTTGCTGGCAAGGATGACTTGGCAACTATCAGCTTTGAGACTTGGTGCATGCTGGTCAGAGAAAGCTGGGCGTGATGGAATACAACAACGATTTCAAGTATGACTTGCAACTAGGTCAGATACACGAGCAGTGGCTTGGAAACATCCTGACCAATGCAACCATTGAGGTCAAACGCGACTATATGGCGGCAAGGACAGGCAACATATTCATCGAGTTCGAGAGCAGGGGAAAGGCATCTGGCATAGCTGCCAGTCATGCCGAATACTGGGCTTTCGTATTATCTGGTCATCGGGTGATTATCGTTCCGCTGGACACTGTGAAAGAGGTGGCTAGGGAACAGTATCGCAAGACTGGAGTGGTCAAGGGCGGTGACAACAACACCAGCTTAGGTGTTTTAATAAAAGTAGGGGATTTAATGAAATGACTGATGAAGAAGTATATAAGTTTATGCGTGAGTTTGATGAGAAATTATTAAGCGGAAAGGTTGTGCTTGAGGACATTCATAATGTTATGGCTGCTTTAAGATTGACTTCATTTGCTTGGTCAAAATCTCGCCGCGCAATTGAATCATTGAACACAAGGTTGAATGTTAAAGAATGCGAGTCTCAAAGAAGATATGAGCTTTTAGAAAAGGAAAGGGAAACGGTCGATTTAGAAAGAAAACAAACAATGAGAAAGCAGAACGAAGTACAACAGTTAAAAGAGAGATTGTCTGAATGCGATAGAAAATACAAAGAGTTAAGGGCGAAAAAGAAATGAGCATCAAGGCGGTTAGCTGGGCATTTGAACAGCAGATAAAAGACCCGCTGGCAAAGCTAGTACTGATAGCGGTTGCTGACCACATCAATGAAAGCACCGGCAACGCTTGGCCTAGTGTCGAGCGTCTTGAGCATATGACATGCGCCAGCCGCAGCACCGTCCTACGCAAGCTAAAGCTGCTTGAAACTAGCGGATTCTTGCAACGGCAAAAGCGGTTTAACAAGACCGATGTGTACAGCTTGAGCATGGTGGGTGTCAGCCTGACAGGTGTCACACAGACACCTCTAGAGGTGTCACACAGACACACTAACCATAATAGAACCGTTAATAATAATAATAAGGGGAAAGCTAAAAAGCAAAAGCTAGTGGATTGGAAACCTGACGCCACTGACCAGCAATATGCAACTGATGCCGGACTCGATTGGGAAGACACATTTGAGGACATTAGGCTTTGGAATGAGCAAAACGGCAATAAAGCGTCATACGCTTCGTGTAAGGCATTTTGGCAGGGTTGGGTGCGGAGAGAGGCCAAACGCCGTCCTGGACGCTCAAATCGCCAGCAATCGGCATCTGAGTGTCGGACACTAACCCTAAAGCAGAAAGAATATGCCAAGACTGCTATTGGCAAGCTGTTCGGAAAATATAAGGATGAGGGCTATAGCTATGAGATTATTGAAAAGGCGGTTCATGCTTTTATGATGACTGACCAGTCAGACCAATCATGGCGTGACCAAGGTACAGGCTTACCGCGTCCATTCTAGGCAAAAGAAAAGGCCGGATGACCGGCCTGTTCTGGTGTGTCGCTGAATAGGTAAACGCTAGGGGTTTTTGTGACATAGCAGGTCTGATGCCCTCGCCAGTACACCTTCGGCATATTGGTTTAGGTTGCAGTCTCTGCCGTTCAGCACGTTGTCACGGCTGATGGCTCTCAATGCGGTTGCCATTGTGCTGTAATAGCCCATCGTATCCCAGCCAGTTTTCTTGTTATCGTTGCGCCGCATTAGCGTGTGATTGTATGGCTCAATCTCGACTTTGTAATTGCTGTCGATTGTAACCGTTTGTGGTTTTGCTTTTGGCATCTATCTATATCCCCTGCTGTTAGGTAAACCAAAGTTTCTTTTCGGGTCATTGCGTCTGTTCTTGCCGTATGTCCTGTCTAGTTCAATATGCTGGCGAACCGCATCAAGACCTATTTCCCTGACCTTCCCTGTTACAATGTTTGTTATAATGAAATGTGGCGTAAAATAGCCCATTCTTGACTTGCCAGAATTGCTTTTGTAAGTGCCATCAAAAAGAAGTTTTTTTATTTCAAAGCATCTAACGGTCATCGTGTGGCATCCAGAGCCAAACCTTTTCCAGAAAACCTTGTCCAGAAAATAGTCGCACATCATTTCGTATTTGGTCATCTGGTCTGGCTCTTGTGCAAGCAGGCTCAATCTGTCTTCATAAGCCTGCTTATTTGGGTATGTCAGTCTTGCGCTGACCTTGACCGGCTGGGCGTCCTTCTTTGCCTTTCGTTCTGCCCATGATTTTTTCATTGCTGCGCTTCGTTTTAGATATGCTTTCATATCTCTTTCTTGCTTTTCAACTTTTTCTTTCCATTTTTCATCTTCCATTTTTTCTTTTAGTTTTTTCAGCTTCTCAAGCCCCTGCATTGTCTAATCCTCTATCTTGAAAGCGTTGTGCAATTTCCAGAATGCCGTTTGCAGCTTGCGCGGCGTGTCTGGGTCATAAATGTCGAATGATTCTGTCCATTCGCCAATAAAGCTATCAATGGCTTCTTGTGCAGCTTTGACCGCTTCGCGCTGTTCGGCAGTCATATTGCGTAGACCCTTAGCTTGTAACTTGAGCCGCTTGGCTCTGATTTTTTGATAGTTATCCATTGTCTTGGTTTCCCTTCTATGCGTTTACGTTTGTGAAGTTGAATTTTACTTGTATGTGAATAGGGCTATCAGGGTAGGTTTGGTAGCAGTCTGATAGTTGCTTTGCTGCTTTCACGACCCCTTTCATGAACTCTTTCATGATGACGCATTCACTTTGCTCGCCGAATGGGTCTGCATACATACTGGCAGAATAGCCTAGCGCGAATGGTATTGTTGCAAGCACCTCTTGGTCTTCATCTCCCTCGATGACCAGTATTTCGGCGTCATGCAATCCATCAATTACCTTATCCATTGTCTTGGCTTCCCTTCATTGCTTTGATTTTAGCGACAGCGTTCTTCAACCGTTGCTGTTCAGTGTCTGGCAAGGCGTGAACAACCGTTGCCATTTCATCGTCAGATGGGTCAAACTGGTCAACCCATATGACAAATTCGATTGCGCTTGTGACTGTGTTATCTTTCAACCGTTCGCGCTCTTTTTTACGTTCTTCGGCGTAAAATGCTTCCTCATACCTGTCCATTATCCTGCCTCGCTTGCTTGTAATGTTTCCAAATCGTAAACATAGAAATGATTATGATGAACATTAGAACCGTAAATAGAATCTTTTTGATAATCTTCTAATTGACGTTTCAGCAAATCCATCGCCCATTCTTTTGCTGTCTCTAAACTATCGGCGTTGATTTCAACCGTTTGCGTTATGACCGCGCTTGTTTCAACTGAATATCTAGGCATTACAAGATTCCCCTTTCATATTCCCAACCGATATAGGCTTGGTCTGTTTCCTGTTTAGTCGCGCCAATGTCGTCTAGCATTGTCTGCATACAACACCGGCAAAGCTTGCGGCTGGTCTCTTCGACAAGAAACTGGCGGTCAACACCTGACCGGCTAACCGATAGTCTGACCGATTTTTCAACCGATTTTTGCTTTGGTATCTGAATCATAACTGGTTCCCTTTCGTAATGTTGTCAATTTAGATTAAGCAATATAAAGCATATTGCAAGCATTATTTTATAATGAGGCTCGCAACGGTTGCCAATACGCAACCGGCTGCAATGGTTAGCAGTACCGGCAAGCCATCGCTGGCAAGTGATGCCGCAATAAAGGCAAGGCAAAGCGCAATCAGCGCAAGCCCGCTTGATATGGTTTCGCGGTTCATGGCGTCACATCTTCGAAAAGCGGTTCGCGGCTGTCGTGATAATCCCACTCATTGCTTGCCATGATGTAGAACGAATCGCATTCGGGGCATTCTATTTGCAGCTTGTCGGCTTGCCAATGGTGGTGGCAATTGCCGCAATCGTAGTTTGTTTTTGTCATTGGTTTTCCCCTTATACGTTAATCGTGCCAGCAAAATCCGGCTGATTAGAATAATCAACCCTAGCAATTCGCCAATCTCTGACATTTTCAACCGTGCCGTCATTAGCCTTTTCTTGCCAATAGCGAATGATTGCGTTCGCTTGTGCTATTGTCTGGATGTAACCGCCATTGACGGTTTCAACCATTAGCGACTCTAGCTTGTCGTTGCCGTATTTGCCCCAAATAATATAATGATGTGTCATTGTTTTTCCCTTTCTTTGCTTCGGTTTAGGCTTTCGCCATATAGACGCCAGCCGGTTGACTGGCGGCTATAGAGCGGCACGGCGAACCGTGCCAGCCGTTTAATCTGCGCGGTAATAGTTGTCGATGATGCGCTGATAACATTCGCGCTTACTAATGTGACCGCTTCCGAATGGCTCTGAAACGCCGCCGCCCTCGCTGACTATCTTGTGAACATTCCAGCCGCCATATGCGCCAGAAAGCGTATATGTTCCGATGTTCCAGACAAGTTTACCGTCAACACGCTGGCAAGGCTCTTTTGCCCTGCCTAGCTTTTGATTTAGTTCTTCAAGCTTGTTTTCAATGTGTGAAAGTTTAATAGCCATTGTTTTTTCCTTTCTATTCGGCGCGGCATTGCATTAGTTCGAGATGCTCAGACTCGCACAAGCCCGCCATTTCGCGGCGGCTGTCAATGTTGAAGATATGAAACCATTTGCCGTTGCCACAAAACTCTTTGTGGTATTTCTTCGCGGCGTTGTCAGCGAAATAAAGCCACAGCTTCGCGGCTTTCTCGCTGTCATAAATGCCTTTATCGAACTTGCGTTGCAGGTTCTTTTCGATTGCTTCGCGTTGCTGCTCATATAGCTGGCTGTCGTTTAAGGCGTATAAATAAAGCTCTTGTGTTTCGATTTGCATTGTTTGATTCCCTTTCTGTTTCGGCTATTCGCCGCTTGGCGTGTCTCTTGAGACAATCCAAGAGGCGGCAGGGTTTCCCCTGCCAGCCGGTTATTGCGCCCTTTCTTTAATGGTTGATGGTATAAAATCAGGCGACAAGCCAAGGCAACGCGCCGCAGTCATTGCAAACGATGCCGAAGCTTTAGCGGTTTCGATTAGGTCAACAACTGTCGCCATATCGCGCTTGAGTGATGCCGACATAATGGCTTGCTCTAATCTCGCTTGTTCAGCGATATAATGGGCATATTCAGCGACTAGAGCGGCTTGCTGTTTTGGTAATGGTTTGGTCATTGGTTAGGTTCCCTTATTTTATAGGTTATGAAAGAAGCCGAACCACAAAGGCGAGGCCATCAATCCGATTGTGATATAAGCGATGCCGTATGATTCGATGTGCTGATAAATTGCTTTCATTGTTTTGATTCCCTTTTCTGTAATGCTTTATATATATGTTAATATATAATTGACACAATGCAAGCGCAAAATGGCAGAAAATATAAAAAACTTGCAACGCTTGGCGCGTTTTGTGCGGGGATGGGTTAGGGGATTGGTTAGGGGATAATGAGGGGATTGAGGGGCATCACCTCTATGCGGTATTATATCACCACACGCGCGACAATCGCCCATATTCGCTCGCTGGCTGGCGTTGGTGGTTCCGGTGTATGATTCATCATCGGCAGTCGTTGCAAGCCGTCACGCCTCAACCTGGCGCGTTTCAATGTGCTAACACGCTAAAACGATTCCAGATTGTTTGTGCTAGTGTGCTAATACGCTGATAAACCCCCCATCGAAATCGCGCGGGGGGCGTCATAAATATATAATACTCCACATCTAATCCTCCTACCCCCCCCTTAAACACCAAAACGCTAAAACGTCCCTAGCACCCCAAAAGTTGCAAGTTTTCTTGCACTGTTATATCAAGTCTGCTATTGGACGAATAGAGGAGTAACGAATGGGCCGCAAAATAACTGACCCCAAAGAGATAGACCGTGGCAAGAAGAAGTTCATCGAACTTGTTTCTGACGGTATGTCTGCCAGGAAGGCTTGCACTCACAAGCAAATCCCTACGTTTATGACGATTAGCAAGTGGCTGCGTGATGACGCTGATTTCCGCGACCAGTACAAGGTCGCTATGGAGCTTCGCGCTCAGAAGATTGACGATGATATTGACGATGCTATTGAGCTTATGAAGTATGGAGAGCTTGATGCCCAGCAGGCGCGAGTTGTCATTGATACTTACAAGTGGAGAGCAGCGAAGTTGTATCCGAAGTTTTACGGCGAAAATCAGAAGGTCGAACACGAGCATAAGGTTGTGAGCTTTGTTGACGAGTTGAAGCTAGCAGCGGCGCAGATAGAGCGTCAGCGGCTAGAGGAAAAGACCATTGATGTGGAGGCTGTTGAAGTTGAAAAAGACTGAGAACACCGACCTGCTTGTTCAGTTGCACAATGACCCTGTTTTATTCGTCACCAGCATCCTCAAGGCAAAACCCCAGCCGTGGCAAGCCGAGGCACTGAGGGCCGTTGCAAGTCACGATAAGGTTAGCATTGCGTCTGGTCACGGTGTCGGAAAGACGGCGTTTCAGAGTTGGTTGGTGTTGTGGTGGCTTGTAACGCATTATCCTTGCAAGGTGGCTGTAACGGCGAACACGGCGCATCAGTTGAGTGATGTTTTGTGGACTGAGATAGATAAATGGGCAAGGAAGTTGCCAGAGGGTTTCAAGCAGTTACTAGAGTTCAAGAGCGATAAGATTAGCCTCAAAGGGGCTAGTGACAGCTTTGCGGTTGCGCGAACAAGTCGCAGGGAGAATCCAGAGGCTTTGCAGGGTTTTCACTCAGAGAATATGTTATTTTTGTGTGAGGAAGCGTCAGGTATACCGGATGTTGTCTTCCAGGTCGGTGAGGGTGCAATGTCCACTGCCGGTGCGAAGACGGTTATGTGCGGCAACCCTACGCGGTCTGAGGGTTTTTTCTTTGATAGTCACCATTCTCAGCGTGAGCGTTGGCACACGATGACGGTGAGTTGTCACGAGGCAACCACGGTTTCTGAGCAGTTTCTTGAGGAGATGAAGGACAAATACGGTGAAGAGTCTAATGTTTACAGGGTGCGTGTCCTTGGTCAATTTCCTACGCAATCTGATGATGTATTATTGCCGCTATATTTGGTTGAAGAGGCAACTAAGAGAGAAGTCGAAGCCTCACCCACTACGCCGGTTGTATGGGGAGTAGACGTTGCAAGATTTGGCGGTGACAGGAGTGCTATCGCTAAACGGCAAGGTAATGTGCTTGTTGAGCCGATTAAGACGTACCAGGGCAGAGATATTATGGAGATGGCAGGTATTGTGCTGTCTGAGTACGAGGCTTGCAACTATCGTATGCGCCCTCAAAGCATATATATTGATGCGATTGGCATTGGTGCGGGGCTGGCTGACAGGTTGAGAGAGCTTGATTTGCCTGCCGTAGCGATATCTGTGTCGGAGACTGCTAGTTTGAAGGACAGGTTTAACCGGCTGCGGGATGAATTGTTCTGGAATGCTCGTGAATGGTTTGAGGCAAGGGATTGCCATATACCGAATGATGCTACGTTGATACAGGAAATTACTGGAATTAGGTATAAATACCTATCTAATGGTAAACTGAAGGTCGAGAGCAAGGACGAGATGAAGCGCAGAGGACAGAGAAGTCCAGACGTAGCAGATGCTTTTGTCTTGAGCTTTGCTGAAAACGGTGCCATTGCTGGCGGCTACTCAAGAGGTTATAGTAGCAAGCGCAGCTTGAAGCCAAACACAGGATGGGTGGTATGACTGACAACATCGTGAAGTTCCCGAGCAAGGAGCTAGACATTGAGCTAGAGCTTGATGAGACTGAAGAAGAGTATATGGAGATGGTCGAGGCCATCAACACGATGTTAGAGATGCACATTGCGGGTTTGCTTGTTACATCGGAAGCAAAATGGCAGCACGTTATGGATGCTTGTATGAGTATGGCTGTTAGTGCTGGTCTTCGCGCTGGTATATCCGCAGAAGAAATACAGGATATGATGAGGACATCAAAAGTTCACGAGGTTGAGTACGATGCCTAAAGACCCCCGACTAGAAAGAATTGGCGTATCCGGCTATAATAAGCCTAAGCGCACACCCAACCACCCGACTAAAAGCCACGTTGTTGTGGCCAAATGTGAGGATGGCAGTGTAAAAACTATTCGTTTTGGGCAGCAAGGAGTTTCTGGTGCTGGTAAAAGCCCAAGTACAGCATCAGAAAAAGCGCGGCGTAAATCATTCAAGGCAAGACACGCCAAGAATATTGCAAAGGGCAGATGTTCAGCAGCATATTGGGCAAATAAGGTGAAATGGTAATGGGTAAAATGAAGAAAACATCAAACACAAAAACTGGTAAGTATTGTGGCGGCAAGTAAGCCCAAAGACCCTGCGCTTTGGTCACGAGCCAAAGCAGCGGCGAAGCGTAAGTACAAGGTTTATCCTTCTGCTTACGCTAACGCCTACGCTGCTAAGTGGTACAAGGAGAAGGGTGGCAAGTGGGGCGGCTCAGACAATCGTGTGGGGAAAGCGTAATGCCAGCACAAGCCGGACTAGGTAAATGGTTCAAAGACAAGTGGGTTGACGTAAACACAGGAAAGCCGTGTGGACGCCAGAAAGGCGAGAAACGTGCTTACCCTGCTTGTAGGCCAGCAAAGGTTGCAGGCCGTATTAGCAAGCAAGAGGCCAAGAAGAAGACAGGCCCGAAACGTGTAAACTGGTCGGTGACGGCTAGTGGCAAGAAAAGGAATTAGTATGAGTATCTGTGATAAATGTCCGTATCCTAGCCGGTGTCAAGCACAGGCACGTTGTATAGCCTATAAAAAGGATGCAAAGCCTGTTATTATGCAGGAACCAGAGTCTGTGCCGGTTATGACAAGCACAGGAATTGGTATGACAGGAATCCTTAAAAAGACATCCAAAAAGAAAGCGGCAAAGAAATGAACTACGGCAAGACACCTAAAGGCACACCCATTCCAATGCCAAAGCCTAAGATTGGTGACAGGCGCGAAGCTGCATCAAAGTCTCCATATACCGTTAAAAACGGTAAGATGGTAATGACAGGAAACTACGCAAGCGATAAGTAATGTTTACCAGAGTTATGAGAAGGCCGCCTGTGCAACGCCCCAGGCCAGTAGAACTAAGTAAGGAAGCTCAAGCAATAGCTAAGGCTTCCGTTTCTGCATCTGCGAAAGTAGAAGCGTTGCCAAGTTTTGAGACTTGCAAGGGCTGCGTAGCAAAGAAGATGTGCAAAAGCTCTGGCTGCTGTATGTATGGGCAAACCAAGCCGAAGGAAAAATCAAATGCCAAAAATGGATGAGTATCAGCTTAACAGCATTGTTTCTTCGGAAGTAACAGATGCCCTTAATCATTTCGACAGTGAATTTTCTCAAGACCGCATTCGTGCAATGGATTTTTACCTTGGTGAGCCATTTGGCAACGAGGTTCAAGGCCGGTCATCAGTTGTTAGCACAGAGGTAGCAGATACGGTCGAGGCTATTATGCCAAACCTGATGCGTGTGTTTACGGCAAACGACAAGTATGTGCGCTTTAGCCCTCGCACAGCAGAAGATGTAGAACGTGCTGAACAGGTTAGTGACTATGTAAACTACATTATCAACCACGATAATGAAGGCTACAAAATCCTGTATAACTGGTTTAAAGATGCCTTGTTGTTCCGTCTTGGCGTTGTAAAGTATTTCTATGAGGAAGAAGAGAATGTCACTGAAGAAGAATATAATGGACTTGATGAGAATGAACTGGCTGCGCTCTTGTCTAACCCAGACATTGATGTGGTTGAGCAGCAAGAAACCGTTGTTAATTCGTATATGGAAGAAGATGGAACGGTGGTTCCTCTTGAAAGTAATTATGACTTGTCAGTCCGTGTTACAGAGCGCAAGGGCAAGATTAAAGTCATAAACGTACCGCCAGAGGAGTTTCTGGTAAATCGCCGCGCTACTAGCCTGGAAGAAGCGTATTTTGTAGCACACCGCACAACAATGACAGTTTCTGACCTCGTAGCAATGGGCTATGACAGAGATGAGGTTGAGGCACACGCTGGTACAGCAGACCTAGATGTAGACCAAGAGCGTACCAATCGCTTTCAAGACCTAGAAGCAAATACAGGCACCGATGCAGCAGACCCCACATTGCGTGAGGTCGTGTACTACGAGTGCATTATGAACGTAGACTTTGACGGTGACGGCATTGCAGAACGCCGCCGTATCTGTGCAATTGGTGACGGTGCAGCACACATCCTGCATAACGAGCCGTTTGACCACGTTCCATTTGCCGTTGTTAGCCCAATCCTTATGCCGCATCGTATGATTGGCCGCAGCATTTATGATATGACTGAGGACTTGCAGGTCATCAAGTCTACTCTGATGCGCCAGTATCTGGACAGCGTATATACAAGCACACTGCCACGAATGGTTGCTGTTGAGGGTCAGGTGAATCTGGATGATTTGCTTGAGGGTACTGCTGGCGGTATTATTCGCGCTCGTCAGCCTGGTATGGTGCAAGCCATTCAAGGCACCGCTGTAGGCGGTGAAATCCGGCCTTTGATGGATTATCTGGACAACGTCAAAGAACAGCGTACAGGCATGAGCAAGGCGTCACAGGGTTTGGATGCAAATGCACTACAGTCTACAACAGCTAGTGCTATTAGCGCGACTGTCAGAGGCGCACAGGTCAAGCTAGAGAGCTATGCTCGTACAATGGCTGAGACAGGCGTCAAGGATTTGTTCCGTGGTATTCTGCATCTGGTTACCAAGTACGATAACAAACCGCGTATTGTGCGTCTGCGTAACAACTTTGTGCCGATTGACCCGCGTGAATGGACTAGCGAGTTTGACGTTGTTGTGCAGGTTGGGCTTGGAACGGCTGATGATGAGCAGAAGATTGCGTTCCTGACGCAGATTGCTACAAAGCAAGAGCAAATCTTGCAGCAGTTAGGGCCAAACAATCCTGTTGTTACAATGTCTCAGTACGTTAATACACTTCGCAGCATTGCTGAGATTGGCGGCTTTAAGGATGCAGACCAGTTCTTTAATGCACCACAGCAGATAGCGATGATGCAGCAACAGCAGGCACAACAGCCTCCACAGATGTCTCCAGAGCAAATGCAGATGCAACAGCTTATGCAGCTTGAGCAGCAAAAAGCACAGGCACAGCAGGCTCTTGAGCAGCAAAAGGCTGAGGCGAATATCGCTTTGCAACGTGAGAAGATGGAACAGCAGCTTATGCTAGACCGCGAAAAGATGCAGATGGAAATGGAGCTACGCCGTCAAGAGTTACAAGCAGAGGCAGAGCTTCGCGTGGCTAAGGCTGTAACAGATTCACAGATTTCTACTAACTTGCCGAGGGTGTAAATGGGTTCACTAGCACCACGGATATTTAGTGATGCTATGTATTTAGCTAGTCATTTCAAGTATTATGACAACTGGCGTATGGTTGCTTTTAAAAAGTTTTTGCTGTTACCAATTATTAAAGAACAGTATTTTTTGTTTAAAAACAATGATATGCCGGTTATGTTTTTGTCATACGCTTTTGTAAATGACAGTGCCATTAAGGAGCTTACTAGCGGAGAACGCTCTATTAAGACTGATGAATGGAACAGTGGAGACAACTTGTTTATACCAGATATTATTTCTCCATTTGGTTTAAAGGCTAGTTGGATTAAAAGAATAAGAGATGAGCTTGGTAGAAAATACGGCGACAACATAAAAGGACAATGGCGTAGGTCATTGAAAGGAAGGTCTGGTTATGCGTTCACGCGATTTAATTGATGGTTTTGACTACGGCGAGTATATGCAACGCCAGATGTTCTGCTTTGGCTCTGACGATGACGGCGGCGGCGCAGGTGGAGGCCAGCCTGACCGCTCTAATCCAAATGAAATGAGAGCGCGAGAACAAAGTTTTGTGGACGATGTTTATGGCGGTGACTCTGATAACTTTATTAGTGATGTTGCTGCTGGGGTTTACTCAGGTTTAGCGGCAGAAGAGCAAGCTGCTGCCGAAGCGCAGGCGATGGCGGGATTAGGTAATGTAGCTAGTGATAGGGGTGTAGATGCGGCGGCTGTCAATGCTGCTCTTAACAATATTGCTGCTGCTGTAACGCAGGAGCCTAAATCAACAGGCGGCATAACCGCTGCTCAAGTCGCAGCAATAAACGCTGCTCAAAAGGGCTTGGGTATAAGCCCCTATTCAGCACCTGAGAATGTCGGCTATGACCCTGTGACTGGTATGCCAATTGGAGGTGGTAACCTAGCAGGGTTAACAAGAGAGCAATACGGTGCAATGCCTGGTTATATGCAAAACATATATGACAAGACTGGAGCATATAATTTTGAGGTTAGCCCAAAAGGTCAAGTGACAGGTTTTTATGGGCCACCAGGAGGCTCGCCTTTTCCTAGCCTTAACCTATTTGGTAAGGGGATTGTAGGTCTTACTGATATGTTACTTGGCCCACCTATGACTGAAGAGGATTTAGCTCTGCGCTCAGTCTACACAGGTTTTGGTGAGGGTAGTCAGCCAGACGGTGGTCGTGACAATGGCCCAAGTCCAGAGATAAAGCCAGTTAGCCCTGTCACTGGCCAATGTGATGAAGGATATATGTTCGATGAGGACTTGCAGGCTTGCCGATTAGATACAAGAGGCGATGCGGGGCTTTTACCAATAGCACCACCAACACCGCCTGCCGCCCCTGGTACATATGCACGTTTAGGCTTGCTTGATGTAGCCCCAACTGGCATGTCTGACTTTGCTACAAGGTACGGACTAGGGCCGCAGGACTTTGGCGCGGCTAACTTGGCATACCGCCGAGGTGCTGGTACACAGTTTGACATATATAAAGACCCATATCAGAAAGAAGGGTTTACACTTTTAAGTTAGGTAGTTTAATGTTTCAGAACATAAGAAATCCTATACAGTTAAGCCCTTTATTTAACAATTTAGGGAATATGTCCTACAATGAAAGTGGGGGCTACAGTAGCTTGGGCGGTTTTTCTTCACCAATGGGATTTTTGCCTAGCAATCAATCTAGCTACCCTAAAATCTCACCTTACTACAATCTTCTTGATTATAGTTTACCTAAAAACAACTTGAATCAAGTTTCCATGACTGGTCAGCCAATATCGGAAAATAAAAAAACCTTTGAAGGAGCGCAGAGTCCGTCTGAATATTATGACTTATCTCCTGAGCCTTTACCTGGGCCTAATATAAACACTAGTGATATGTATGGTGGTGGTTTTGGTATAGATAGGTTACACGTCTCCTACTTCACCAAAATTAGCCGCCGACCCTAGTGGCTTTACTGATTATTTTAAGCTGCCAAACGGAACAAGATGGGCATATGATAGACGCACTCGCGTAGCCATACCTCCTGGTGCAGTTGGTGTTTCTCTTGAGGAGTATATGGGATTGCCTCAAAATCCTACTAGCTATACATCTCTTTCATCTGCTAATCCTGATTTTGTTGGTTTACAAAATTTGAATCGTCCTGTTTTTGACAATCAGATTACTCCTATAAACCCAAACAAAAATCCAGTTTCTGATTACACGCCCTTACGTTCTGTTAAAGATTTTTCAGGTGGTTTCACTGGATTATTAATGTAATTTTGAAAGAAGAGTATGAAAGAAGGAAAAGCTAGACAAGATATGGCTAGGGCTGACAAAGCTGAAGCTGTACTTAGGAACGAAATATTCATCGAGAGCTTTGAGTATTTAGAGGATGAATTTACGAAAGCGTGGAAGCAAAGCGCATTGAAAGACACGGACGCACGAGAGCGTCTGTATATGCTTTGCCAGAACCTAGAGGCACTAAAAGGCTACATACACAAAGTAGTCGAGGATGGGAAAATGGCAAAGGCAACTCTACAAGAGTTGCATAATCGTCAACAATTTGAGAAAAGGAAGTAATTATGTCCGACAATCCGCAAGGAACCGGCAATTTTTCAGTAAATGATGCAATTAGCCTTCTAACGACCCCCGAGCCGGACAAGGTTGAAGAAGAGCGACAGGAAGCGGAAGCTTCCGAGCCGATGGAGACAGAGGCCGAAATCACGGAAGAGGATACTCAGCCAGAGGCTGAATCCTACGAAGATGACGAGGATGATGTTGATGATGTCGATGAGTCTGATGAAGACGATGACTACGAGGATGACGAAGAGGAACCTCAACAAGAACTCTACAAAGTCAGAGTAGACGGCGAAGAGTTAGAGGTCAGCCTGGACGAAGCCCTACAAGGTTATCAGAGGCAAAAGGCTTTTACCAAGCGTAGCCAAGAGGCTGCTGAAATGCGTAAAGCTGCTGAAAAAGAAGCAGCAGAAGCAAAGCAGGCTCGTGATTACTACGCACAGCAACTTGAGGTTGTGGCACAGCAGATTAGTCAGACAATTCCACAGGAACCTGACTGGGTCTCATTAGCAAAAGAGGTTACAGCGGAAGAGTACAACGCAATTAGAGCAGAGTACGACAGCCGTATGACTAACCTTGCAAAAGTGGAGCAGGAGCGACAGTATGTTGCTCAACAACAGGCCGCTGAACGCGAACAGGAGTTGAAGAAACACCTATCAGCACAACGGTCTGAAATGCTAGAACGCATCCCTCAGTGGAGGGATGAAGACCGCAGAAGCACGGAGCGTATTGATGTAATCAACTATGCTCGTAATGTGGGTTTTAGCGAATCAGAGGTAGCGAATGCGTCTGACGCAAGAGCTATTGAGATTCTTTACAAAGCGATGCAGTGGGACAATCTTCAGAAGAAGAAACCCAATGCTAAAAAACGCACAAAGCAAGCTCCTAAAATGGCTAAAGCTGGTCAGCCACGGTCTAAGAAACAAGCTGCTAGTCGTTCGCGGCAGCAAGCTATGGGAAGGCTCAATAAAGAGCGTTCAGTAGATGCCGCCGTATCATACTTGATGGGCAATAAAACTTAGAAGGAGTTTTCAAAATGGCCACATTCACAACCAGTCTCGCAGTAGGCGAGAAAGAACAACTAGCCGATGTGATTTATCGCATCGACCCCGATGAGACACCAATCTTTTCCGCGCTCAAGAAAGAGACCTCAAACGGTATCTTTACTGAGTGGCAGGTTCAAGAATTGGCTGCCGCATCAGCCACCAACTACGTCAATGAAGGCGCAGACGCCAGCATCGGCACACCAACAGCTACTACTCGTCTGGGCAACTACCACCAGATTTCAGTAGCAGCAGTCGCTGTATCAAAGACACTTGATGCAGTCGAAAAAGCTGGCCGTGACCGTGAACTGGCATACCAGAAGGTACTGAAATCATTGGAACTTCGCCGTGACATCGAAAAATCAATCGGTGACACAGACGTTGCTCGTTCTGGTTCAGACCCTCGTAAATCAGCATCACTGTCTTGCTGGATTACAAATGGTTCAGTCGGTGCAACAGCCGGTGCATTTGGCACAGGAGACGGCACAGACACCATTACAGACGGTGATGACCGCGCTCTGACACTTGCTCTCATCGAAGATGCGATGCAAGATGCTTGGACAGACGGTGGTAACCCGAAGATGATGGTTTGTTCAGCAACAAACCGTGCGAACTTCTCAAACCTGACAGCATCTTCAAACTTGGTAAACAACCAAGTGAACATGACTCAGGCGAAAGAAGTAACCTACGTTGGTTCAACATCAGTCTTCCTGACTGACTTTGGCACCATCGAGGTCGCTCCATCACGCTTCATGGGCAATGACCGTGCGTTCTTGATTGACCCAGACTTCGCTTCTCTTTGCACCATCAATGGTCGCAACTTTGTAGAGAACGAAATTGCGGCAACAGGTGACGCAGAGAAGTTCCAGATTGTGACTGAGTGGGCTTTGAAAGTACAAGCTCCAAAGGCACACGCTGGCATCTTCGACCTGTCAGGTTCCTAAGCAAAATAGAGGGGGCGGGTTTACCGCCCTCTCTTTCCATTAGGGGATATTATG